AATTGATCTCTCATCTAAAGCATACCACGCTCCCGGTGGAGTATTGGATTGCTTTGGAAAAAACTTCAACGTTCGCTTAAGAAGTTGATAACCTAGGAAACATATATGGACAACAGCAAAGTAATACCAGAACAAGAACAGCAACCAGCAGCCGCTCCGCAACTCGGTCTCAATGACCTTGCCGCAGTGGTTCAAATGATCGACATCGTCTCCCGTCGTGGAGCCTTTGAAGGTCCAGAACTCACCGCAATCGGTGCCCTCCGTGGTCGCTTTGAAGCCTTCGTGAAGGCAAGCACCCCGAAGCCGACCGAAGAGCCAAAGCAAGAAGCCCCGGCTCCAGCTAAAGCCTAATTGTTCTAACTCCGTACGGACTTTTGGTGGGGCAGTCATTAAAGAACCCACCACTTTTTATTATGAGCAACATTCCTACCTCGGCTGAAGACCGCAAAGCCATCCTCACCGCCCTCGATCAAATCTCCGAAGCTATGTCGGAGATGCAAACACAAAAGGAGCAGATTCGTGAGATTCTAAAAGCACTGGAAGACAAATACAAACTTCCAACCAAGACGTTCCGTAAGGTCGCAATGATGTACCATAAACAGAATGTGGTTGAGTTTGAAAATGAAACATCTGAGATTAAAGAGGTTTACAAGACCATTGTCACTGGTGTATAATAGACCCCTATGTCAAACTCTAATGAATTCCTGTGGGTTGAAAAATACCGCCCACAAAAACTGGACGACTGTATCCTTCCAGAGGGTCTTCTAAAGACCTTCAAGAGCATCGTTGAGTCTGGTGAGATGCAGAACATGCTGCTCACTGGTACCGCAGGTCTTGGTAAGACAACTGTTGCACGCGCAATGTGTAACATGCTTGACCTCGACTACATGATCATTAACGGCTCGGAAGAATCCGGCATTGATGTTCTCCGTACCAAGATTCGCCAGTTTGCGTCATCGGTGTCCTTACAGTCAAGAGGTCCCAAGGTCATTATCCTGGATGAAGCAGACTACCTGAATCCATCTTCCACGCAGCCCGCGCTCCGTGGCTTCATTGAGGAATTCAGTAACAACTGCCGGTTCATTCTCACGTGTAACTTTAAGAATCGCGTCATCGAGCCATTGCATTCCCGTTGTGCCGTAATTGAATTCAATACTTCCAAGAAACAAATGGCATCACTTGCCAATGCTTTCCTAAAACGTCTTGAATTCATCCTCAAGGAAGAAGGTATTCAATATGAGCAGTCCGTTGTTGCCGAACTCATCCTCCGCTTTGCTCCCGACTGGCGCAGAGTGCTGAATGAGTGCCAACGCTATTCGGTTTCTGGTAAAATTGACAAGGGCATCCTTGCAAACCTTTCGGACGCCAACATCACTCTGTTGATCAAGGCTCTCAAGGACAAGGACTTCAAGGCTGGTCGTGCATGGGTTGTCAACAACATTGATTGTGAACCTGCGGCAATCTTCCGCAAGATTTACGACAATATGACCGAGCATGCAAATCCCGACAGCATACCCAACATCGTGGTCATTCTTGCCAATTACCAATACAAAGATGCCTTTGTTGCCGACCATGAGCTAAACCTCGTGGCGTGCATTACCGAACTTATGGCGTGTGCCGAATGGAAGTAATACGATGAACCCATTTGAATACCTCAATTCCATCAACATGACCAAGACTAATATCATGGTCGACGACATTGCCGAAAAGCAATATGTTCCGTTCATGGTTAACAGAGGTCTTTCATACTTTCCAGACACGGTTGGTTTTGCGAATGAGATGAACCAAAACCACCATCTGGACAAGAGGCTCCAATACGAGTATCTTATAAATATAGTTAGTAGGAATAAACGATTCAGCAAATGGCTAAAACCAACTGAGTCGGAAGACCTCTTGATTGTTAAAGAACATTATGGATATAGTAATGAAAAGGCTAGATCCGCTTTGACGATTTTGAGTTCAGACCAACTAAACGAACTTAAACAAAAACATTTTAAAGGTGGACGCTCAACAAACAAATCAAAGCCTTGAACCTATCCCGGGTATCGTCGTAGACGAAACTCCCGTGGCATGGATTCCTGCTATGATGCTTGAGATTACCTTGAATGAACCGGATGATTTCCTTAAGGTTCGTGAGACACTTACTCGCATCGGTGTAGCTTCTCGGAAGTCTTCCAACAAGCTATACCAATCCTGCCATATCCTACACAAGCAGGGTCGCTATTTCATCGTACATTTCAAAGAGCTGTTTCTCCTTGATGGCAAGCCTTCCAATCTAAATGTAAATGATTTACAAAGACGGAATACCATTGCCACCCTTCTTTCCGATTGGGGTCTGGTTACCATTGTAAATGCAGAACAGTCCAAGGATAAGGCTCCATTGAGACAGATTAAGATCATTCCGTACCGCGATAAAGGTAATTGGGAATTGCTCCCAAAGTACAATATCGGCAATACGAAGTGATATAAATAAGTTTGCTGGCACAACGTCAGCAACCGATGATGCCCAACTGGGGTTGTCGGAGATTACATAACCTTGCATAACTGGAGGTAAAATAACATGTCAGGAAATACATACACGTTCCCACGGTCGGCCTTTGTAGGCTTCGACCATCTCTTCAACGAGCTCAACAGAGTCTCCTTAAGAGAGGATACATACCCACCGCATAATGTCGTTTTCATTGATGACGACAATTTCTTGGTGGAAATCGCCGTTGCAGGATTCTCTAAGGAGAACCTCGACATTCAGCTAAAGGATTCTATCCTTACTGTTAGCGGCGAAATGGAAGATGAACGCATCTACAACCATAAGGGCATTTCGACCCGTAAGTTCACCAGAACTTTTACGCTGTCGGAACATGTTCAGGTAAAAGGTGCCGACCTTAAGAATGGAATCCTTTCGATTCCGCTCACCAAGGTTGTTCCAGAATCGGAACGCCCAAAGAAGATTGAGATTGGCTCAACCTTCATTCAAGACTAATTAACTTTTAGTTCTTGTGCGAGTGGTGACTTTTACGGTCACCACTCTTTTGTTATTTACATACCGACAACCTTTGTATAGGATTGTACAGTGAATTATTCCCTTACAGTATTCGACTCCATCTTTGATAATAAGACGGACAAGAAAGTCACCGTGGCTTCATGGGAGGACTTTGAAAAACTTATGTTCCAACTCTCCAAACTTCCTGGTTACAAAGCCAAGAAGGGAGAGAAAAAGAAATCATCGTCATTGATTTCTCCCGCAATTTATACCGAAGGCGCCACACGTGCAAATGCAAATGTAACTGGTTGGGGTGGTTGGGCTGCACTTGATGTTGATGAATATGATTGTTCGTTTGAGGAAGCAGCCGGGCGCTATGTGAAGTACCGTCATATCTGTTATTCAACTGCGTCATCACGTCCGGAGAAAAAGAAGTTCCGAGTGGTGTTCCAATTGAACAAGATTGTTCCCGCCGATAAGATTCGGCATTTCTGGTACGCCTTGAACAAGCACTTTGGTTCCATCGGAGATGAACAGACCAAGGACCTAAGCCGAATGTACTATGTTCCGGCTCAGTATCCGGATGCCGATAATTTTATCCTCGTGCATTCGGGAGAGATTATGGACCCCGATGCAATCATGGCGCAGCATCCATATTCCGAGAAGCCATCCATAACTCTTATGGACAAGTTTCCTGCGGCAATCCAAGTGGAGATTCTAAAGCATCGTAAGGAACAAGCCAACAACAATACAATTACTTGGAACTCCTATCTCGACTGCCCGTTTGTAAACAAAGCACTCATTAAGGAATACAAATCAATTTCATCTATAGATGGTTCAGGAAGATACCGAATGATCTATAAGATTATGTCCAGCATTGCGTGTAATGCGGTAAAGAAACGCTATCCCATCACGGGTATGCAGATTGCAGAGATGGTAAGGGATTTGGATAGGGATACAGCAAGAATCTACCAGAAACGCCCTCTACACACGGAAGCAGATAGAGCGATTGAGTTTGCCTACAAATCCGTCACTTTTTGATTTACAACCATCGTCGGTTGGTATAGTGTTATTGAATGGAATTTTACACAAACGTCCAAACCTACGGTGACCATATTCTCTATCGCGGCTATCGTGATGGGCTCCGGGTAAAGGACAGGGTCAATTTTAAGCCCACATTGTTTCTCGGTGTCGATGAGACACAGTCGCCTTACATGTCGATTACCGATGTTCCGGTGAAGCCAAATGTTTTTGGTTCTCTAAATGATGCCAAGGAGTTTGTGGAAATGTATTCTCACACCGGCAAGGTGTATGGTAATACCCGTTGGGTCACCAACTTCATTCAGAATCAATTTCCCGATGAAATCCAATTCAACCGCGACATGGTGAATGTGTCGTCATTAGACATTGAAGTGCATTCGGATGAAGGCTTTCCCGACCCCGACCGCGCCGAATATCCTATTACCGTCATTACGGTCAAAAACAATCACTCCGACATGTTCAACGTGTGGGGTGTGAAAGCATTCGACCCCGACCAATCTATTTTTGCCGGCAAGGTTGCCTACACGCAGTATCGTAGCGAGGAAGAAATGCTTCAGGGCTTCCTTGACTGGTGGTCAAACACCCAAAACATGCCCGACATTCTCACGGGCTGGAACTCTAGGTTCTTCGACGTTCCCTACATCATCAACCGTATTGTAAAACTACTTGGTGAAAAGACCTGCACGAAGCTATCTCCATGGCCAACAATCAAGGGTTGCATTCGTCAGAAAAATGTAACGATTATGGGTCAGACGAAACTGTCCTATGAAATCGTTGGCATCTCTCAGCTCGACTATCTCGACCTCTTCCGTAAATTCACCTTGAACACCTACGGCAATCAGGAGTCCTATAAACTCGGACACATTGCCCATATCGTGCTGAATGAGACAAAACTGTCCTATGCCGAATACGGAAGCCTCGGTGGTCTCTACAAAAACAACTTTCAAAAGTATGTCGATTACAATATCAAGGACGTTGAACTTCTGGAACGCCTCGAGGATAAACTTGGTCTCATCACCTTGGTTCTTACACTCTCCTACATCGGCGGCGTAAACTATACCGACACTCTTGGTACCACTGCCATTTGGGAATCCATTATCTACCGTGATCTAATGTCGCGCAAGATCATCCCCACCGTTGCGCCGATTCGTCCAAGCTACGAATATACCATCATCGGTTCCAAGACCGACGAGGAGAAAGCCCTTGCCGAGGAAGGCGATGAACCTGGTTCTTTTGCCGGTGGATATGTGAAGGACCCCAAGGTTGGCTTTCATGATTGGGTATGTTCATTCGACTTGAACTCTCTGTATCCCAATCTTATTATTCAATACAATATGTCGCCGGAGACCATTCTTCCGGTTCAGATGCAAGGAGTCCATCCCGACAAACTTCTTGCCGGAAACATCCCGCAACTTGGAAATGAAAATGCCATTGTTGCGTCGAATGGTGTGCTGTTCGACCCCAACCGCAAGGGCATCATTCCAGAAATCATCAAGGGCATTTACGACAAACGTGTTGTCCTGAAGAAGGACATGATCGCAGAAAAGAAGAAACTTGAGAAAACCGACAAGTCCGACAAGGTTGCTAGGTTCAAGGTTGAACGTGAAATCAGTCGTCTTGAGAATCATCAGGTAGCCCTTAAAATTCTTCTGAACTCACTTTACGGTGCTCTTGGTAACAAACACTTTCATTACTTTGATGTCCGTGTTGCCGAGGGTACCACTCTGTCGGGTCAGACGGCAATCCGTTGGGCAGAAATGAATGTGAACAAGTACCTTAACGGCGTCCTCAAAACTAAGGATGTTGATTATGTAATTGCCATTGACACCGACTCGGTGTATGTCACAATGAAACCCATTGTCGACATGTTCAAGCCCAACAACCCCGTGAAATTCTTGGATGAATTCTGCTCGAAAGCCATTGAGCCTGTGTTCAAGGATGCGTATGAAAAACTTGCCAAGAATGTAGGTTGCCCTGATAACCGCATGATCATGAAACGTGAGGCAATTGCCGACCGTGGTATCTGGACCGCCAAGAAGCGTTACATCCTAAACGTCCACAACAATGAGGGCGTTCAGTATGCCGAACCCAAAATCAAGGTGATGGGTATTGAAGCCGTGAAGTCATCGACTCCGGAAATCTGCCGCGACGAAATGAAACGGATGTTCAAAATCATCCTAACCAAAACGGAAGCCGAAGCGCAAGCCGAAATTAAAGCCTTCCGCGATAAATTCAAGACACTCGACCCCGTAAACATTGCGTTTCCCCGTGGTACCAAGGACATCTCCAGCTATCGTAGTTCAAATACCATCTACAAGAAAGGTACTGGCGGCACTACGCCTATTCACGTCCGCGGTTGTCTTCTGTTCAATCATCATCTCAAGATGAAGAACCTTCTAAATAAGTACGAAACAATCAAGAATGGCGAGAAAATCAAATTCATCTATCTTCGTACACCCAATGCAATCAATGAGAATGTCATTTCATTCATCGACGTGATTCCCAAGGAATTCAACCTCCACAATCATATTGACTTTGACAAACAATTTGAAAAGACCTACCTCGACCCGATCAAAATCATTTTTGAAGCAATCGGCTGGAAGTGTGAGGAGACATCATCACTTGAAAACTTCTTTTTTTGATTTACATTTATTGTTTTTAATGATTTAATAGTTCTAAATATGAGTAATATGCTGTTAGGTTTTGATGATGAAGTAAAAACTGAATTGGATGGGGATGATATTTTTATCACACCTCCTACGCCTTATTGGCAAAAGAATAACCGTGGTATTCTTGGCTTTTATGGAGAAGATGCCTTTGTTCAGATTTTTAACCATTATGGTATTAATGTTGAACCAAACTGTTATGATTCCAAGAAACAGTATGATGACACCGATGGTTCAATTAATGGAAGACTTTATTCAATTAAAACACAACCTCCACATTATTCGGAACTGCGAAATCGTAACAGACATTCTACATTGTGGAATGAAGAACATGATGTTCCTGAAAAATCAACGGGTGATATTGATTTATATTTTATCCAATATCAGACTTATGGCCCCAATAATTATGCGAAGAAAAATTGGGATTATCTTCAGATTTTTAAAGCCGATACCGATAGAAGCAATATCATTAGGGGTCGTACCGAAAAAACAAATAAAGGCTATCTCCTATTCGAAACAGAACTTTTATATAGAATTTATTGGCCCAGTCGTTGTGAATTAATGAGAAAAAACTCAAGTGCAGAAAAAATAATTTATCCTCTCTAAATAAGACATGAATCCAAAATATCCAATATACATCATTTCTAAAGGTCGTTGGGAGTCTCGGCTCACTGTTCGTTCTTTGGATGTAATTAATGTTCCATACCGAGTGGTCATTGAACCACAGGAGTATGATAAGTATGCTGCCGTCATCGACCCGAAAAAGTTAATTGTGACACCATTCAAGAATCTGGGTCAGGGAAGTATTCCCGTCCGTAACTTTGTGTGGGAGCACTCAATCAATGAAGGTCATAAACGCCACTGGGTCGTGGATGACAACATTGCGCATTTCTACCGCATCAACAACAATCTGAAGATTCGTGTGAACGACGGTACCATCTTCCGTTGCTGTGAAGACTTTACCGACCGTTTTGAGAATGTAAAGATGTCGGGAATGAACTATGCCTTCTTCTGTCCGGCTGGTTTATACCGTCCACCGTACTATTTGAACACCCGCATTTACAGTTGCATCCTTTTGGACAATTCACTTGATATGCGTTGGCGCGGTCGCTTCAATGAGGATACCGACATCAGTATCCGCATCATGAAAGCAGGTTACTGCACAATTCTCTTCAATGCGTTTACCTGTGGTAAGGCGGCAACACTTACAATGAAGGGTGGTAATACGGATGAGCTATATAAAGCTGCCAATGATAACCGTCTCTCCTTTGCTCAATCTCTACACGCTCAACACCCCGATGTTGTTCAAATCATCAAACGCTGGGGTCGTTGGCATCACCTTGTCGACTATACCGTATTTGAAAAGAATCATCTCATCCTCAAGAATGATCTTAACATCCCTAAGGGTATCAACGAATATGGTATGGTTCTAAAAAAGATGCCACCAAAAGTAGATGCCGAACTCGACAACCCAGAATTAATCCAACACGAAAATGAATAATAAAAAAGTCCTCAAGAAAGAACTCAAAACGCCGGAGCACAACCTATTCTCGCTCTCGGGTCAAGAAGAAGCTACAACCCCATATCTTTGGGACAGTATGCCAGAATACAATCAGATCAATGAAAAGAGCTATGCCTGTTTCAACATCCGTGTTGAAAATCAGGAAGACCTTGATGCACTTGCAAAACTCCTTGGTCAGCCTCTTACGGTAAAAACTCGTGCAATTCGTTTCCCTATGCGCGACCGTTTTCGTAATACATTGCTCCGTTGGGTCACGGAAGAAAATACCGAACAAAAACCGACCGAATAAGGTTTACACCAACCGACAAGTGTATATAGTTGAACCATCTCTTAAATTATGTCTTCATTACTCGCTAAACTAAAAAAGAATTCCCGCATTGATAGCTCGTCTACCTTGGATGAATCCAAGTTCTTCAATCAAGGTGACAACAGTGTTCCGACCGATGTTCCTATGATCAACGTCGCCCTCTCCGGCGACCTCGACAAGGGTCTCACTTCAGGTCTCACCGTTCTTGCCGGTCCATCTAAACACTTCAAGACCTCATTCGCCCTCATCATGGTTGCGGCGTACATGAGAAAGTATCCAGAATCAATTGTTCTATTCTATGATTCTGAATTCGGTTCGCCGCAGGCTTACTTCAAGACCTTTGGTATTGATACCAGCCGCGTGCTCCACTGTCCAATCATGAATGTCGAAGACCTTAAGTTTGACATCATGAAACAGCTTGACGGAATTGAGAAGGGTGAGAAAGTCATCATCATGATTGACTCGGTCGGTAACCTTGCTTCAAAGAAGGAAGTTGAGGATGCAATGAATGAGAAATCGGTTGCCGATATGACTCGCGCCAAGGCTTTCAAGAGCCTCTTCCGTATGGTAACGCCGCATCTGTCGATGAAGGATATTCCCATTGTTGCAATCGGTCACACCTACAAGACTCAGGACCTGTATCCCAAGGATGTTCTCTCTGGCGGTACCGGTCTTTATTACTCTGCCAACACGGTCTGGATTCTCGGACGCCAACAAGACAAAGATGATCATGGTCTTCAAGGCTACCACTTTGTGATCAATGTTGACAAGTCCCGCTTCGTGAAAGAAAAGTCCAAGGTTCCGATTTCTGTTTCCTTTGCCAATGGCGTTGAGAAATACTCTGGGCTCCTTGAGGTCTGCGTTGATGGTGGTTTTGTAATTAAACCCACCGTTGGCTGGTACCAAAAGAAAGGTGATACCGCCAAGTACCGCGAGAAGGATACCTATACCGCAGAATTCTGGAAAGACATTCTTGAATCAAAAGACTTTAAAGACTACATCCGTACCCGTTATACCCTAGGCGGTGAAGGTCAGAGCGGTATCACCTCAATCGTAGATGATGAAGCCGATGAATCCTAAAATTACAGATACAGATTACGCTTTTGTTGAAAAGCCAACTTCCGAAATGTATTCGGTTAGGTTGAAGAGTGGTCAATGGTCGGGCGTCATTGTTACCTACGGAAAGGTTTCCTTAAAGGTCAACGAAGACAAAGAAACAGCCACTCTTTCTTTTCAATTCAAGGTCGATGAAGCTCCGGCTCCACACGACGTAGAAATACTTGAAGAATCAAACGACTTCAATAACCATCTCGGCGACATTCTCAGCCACATCATTCAAAATGCCTTCGATACGGGCAAGTATAAATTAGGGTCTAATGACAAACAATCTACAAACGACGATTCTGCAGAAGTTAGTGAATGATGAAGGGTATTGCCGTAAGGTACTACCATTCATTAAACGCGAATACTTTGAGGGGTCGCATAGGTCCGTCTATAAATTAGTTATTGATTTCATTGAGAAATACAATAAACTACCGACACAGACGACACTCAACATTGATCTCGTAAATAAAAATACAGACATCAGTGAGGAGCAGTATGACAACACGGTTAAACTTATTGAATCTCTTAAGGAGAATCCCAAGGTCGAAGACCAGTGGTTACTTGAACACACCGAAAAGTGGTGTAAGGACCGCGCGGTGTTTCTTGCCATCATGGAATCTATTTCCATTATTGACGGTAAGAAAAAGGAAGTCACTCAGGACGCAATTCCCGACATTCTGCAAAAGGCATTGGGAATCAATTTTGATAATTCTGTTGGTCACGACTACATTGGTAATGCCGACGACCGCTTTGACTTCTATCACAAAGTTGAAGACCGTACTCCATTCGACCTGGAGATGTTCAATACCATTACAAAGAATGGTGTACCTCGGAAGACTCTCAACATTTGTCTCGCGGGTACGGGCGTGGGTAAATCTCTATTCATGTGTCATGTGGCTTCTTCGTTCCTTACTCAGGGCAAGAACGTACTTTACATTACACTTGAAATGTCGGAGGAACGCATTGCCGAACGTATTGACGCCAATCTAATGAATGTTCCGATTGATCAGTTGGCAAATATGCCAAAGGATCTTTACGAATCTAAAATCCAAAAGATTGCCGCAAAGACAAAGGGTACCCTTATTGTAAAAGAATATCCTACGGCTTCCGCTCATGCAGGACACTTCCGTGCTCTCCTGAATGAACTGAAACTCAAGAAGGACTTCAAGGCTGATGCCATCTTTATTGACTACCTCAATATCTGTGCATCGGCTCGTATGAAGGGTGTCGGCGGTTCAGTCAATACATATTCATTCATTAAGGCGATTGCCGAAGAAATTCGTGGGCTTGCCGTGGAGTTTGATGTTCCCATCTTCTCTGCGACTCAGACGACCCGCTCGGGTTTCGGCAACAGTGATGTTGAACTTACCGATACCTCCGAATCGTTCGGTCTTCCTGCTACCGCCGACCTAATGTTTGCATTAATCTCAACCGAGGAACTGGAGAAGATGAATCAGCTCCTCGTAAAACAGCTAAAGAATAGATACAACGACCCCACAAAGAACAAGAAATTCATCATCGGTGTCGACCGAGCTAAAATGCGGTTGTACGATGTCGAAAACAAAGCACAGACTCTCACTAAAGAACCAACCATCCGCCAAGCAAGTCCTTCGGTACCATCATTTGGAATTACTCCGA